TTATTTCTATATCCTAATTTGGTTCCGACTTTCTCGGTATTAAGTAGTATATGTATTATATATCTCTCAATTACATTGAGATATATAATACTATACTTCTAAAGGTTCAGCCCTCAACCTCTCCTCCTTACTACGTAGGTACGCCATCTCTGCCGTTTCCCCATCTCTAATTTCTAAAGAAATCGCACACCTCCGTGCTTTGTAGCTTGGTTCGACTTCACTCTTCAGATACGTAGTACATATGTTGGTACGTGCTTGCCTATGCTCCATTCTTTGGTTGCTATTCAACCCTAGCCTAACCTTACGTGCAAGGTTCCTACCACTGAAATCTTTTACCTCCTCTAAAGAGGAGATGTGAGCAGTCATCTCTTTAATTAAGCGCATAGCTATCCGCTTGTTTTTTGTAGTCGGTTGCTGTTTAGCTAATCGTACAGCTGAACGTATGTCTGTGAATTTCATCTGTTTGGGTATGAGTATGCTGTGAATAGAATAGAGACTGAGATGATGGCAATGAAGCACCAAGCTATGTATGTAACCATGTGAACTGATTTGATTTGTTACTGACTACCCCCTTAGGGGTAGTTTCGTCCACTCAGGACTCATCAGAGCAACTTACTTACTTAGCGTAGCTAAGTGTTCAAGCAGTTGTGCTTTGGTCATCTTCGACAACCCCTTAACAGGAGTAGCTTTTGACTTGGCTTTGGAAGTCTTCGACTTCGCTTTCTTAGGCACAACCACCTTCAAGGCTTCAACCTCAGCAGTCAGTTCCTTTAGGAACTTCAAGGCAATAGCTTTCTTTTGCTTCGTGCAGTTGTACATAGCTTTGTTTACTGCTGACTTCGTCTCAGCAAGGACAGATTTTGATGTAGATTTTGACATCTGAAATTGGTTTTGAATGAGAGGGGATTTGGCATATTTAAGTTGTTGTATGTATTAAATATATCTCTCGTAAACTACGAGATATATTTAATACTACAACTACTAAGGGTTCAGTGCAGGGTCAGTGCAGAGTAGTAGTATACTACTCTATATAAGAGGGGAGGAGTTGTCCCCCAAGCCTATTAGACTACCTTCGGTAACCCAAAACTAAACGCATATACACACACATAAAGCTGCGCATGAGGTCGGTGCGGACAAATGCCTAGTCGTCAGTGAGTTAGCAAAAGCTGAAAAGTATGCGCAAATGCGTGAATGCACTGCGTATACGTTGATGCGAGTGCGTTTCGGTGTGCGTCAGCTAGCGTCTACATGTATATATAATCCCCAAGCTCTATATTTCTCAAAAAAATTTTCACCAATTTTTTCTACAGGCGCTATTTTCGCCGTTTTTTACTCTTATGCGGCGGTTGCCAAATTCTTTAGGATCAGAATTGTGACTACCTAATCCTTATATTATCAATCCATTACAAATCATCACTTGAAGTTATTATTTACGATTGTTTTTAAGTTTTTTATGGGTTAACTTTGCTCAAGTTTACTAAACGAATAGCTTTTGTAACTGTTTATGATGGTTTTAGTGTATTAGTTAATTTGTTTTTGTATGGGTTGATCAAGCCCAAGCTATATCCATCACTAAATGACACACCCCCTTAATATATGGGGGTTTTTTATTTCTTATCTTTGCTTTATGGAGAAGTCTAAGTTCAGAAACAATAAATTAAGAATCCTTTTAAAAGAGGGCTACCCATTTAAACAAGCGGTAGCTATGGCTTACGATAAGGGGAAGAAGGGCGATGAGGGATTAACTACTGATCCAACTGATCCAAAGAAATCGGCAGCCTCGTCAGACTCTTTAGATGTAGCGTCTTTTAAGTCTGGTATTTCTCAGGTAGAAAGTGGGGGTGGACAAGAGATATTTATGATTAATCCTGAAAGCTCGGCTACGGGGTTGTATGGTCAAAGATTTAGCGAAATCGAGGATGATTATGATGGTACCAGGGAAGAGTTTTCTACAGATTTAGAGGCTCAAGATAAATATATGGATCAGAGGATAAATGAGGGTATTAACGCCCCTTCATTGCAACGTAATGCTACAGATCTTACTGCAGAATATAAAGATCAACTAGGTGATAAGTGGAATTTTTCTCAAAATGAAGTTGCTGCGCTGACCCATTTCTTAGGTAGGCAAGGAACTAGAGAATATTTCGCTGCTCTACGTGATGGAAAAGAGTATGTGGTTTCTGGCACCAATAAAACCCCAGAGGAATATCTAGAGATATTTAATGAGGGGGAAGCAAAAGTCAAGAACTATGGTGGCTATGTAAGGCCTATTAAAAAAGGTGAAAACGGTACAACTACAGACGATGGAGTTTTATCTAGCTTGATAAACCGAATGAGAGAAAAGCGTGACGAAAGGATAGATAGAAGGGGTGAGAGAAGGGTCGCTAGAACAAATGTTAAACAGTCTGAAATGACTGATGAAGAATTAGAGCAGATGATGGATATGATTTCATCTACAACAGGTGGGGATCGTGTTCCTTCTGCTGGTTATTTTAATCCTGCTACTAGAACTGCAGAAGTAGACTTTGATGAAAGATTTAAACCAGACGACTTAAACAAACCTACAGACCCTAATGAGATATTAGGCCACGAATTAATACACAGCACTCAGTTTGGACCTTTAAGACAGTTAGCAGAAAAGCTTGGGATTGATACAGCTCCTAGAGTTCAAGACCCAGATATAAGGAAGTCTTTCAGAAAAGTAAAAAGAAGTATTAGACAGCGTGATATGGAAGATAGCTTAAGTGATTACGGTAATTACATGGCTGGCAGAAGAGGGCAAAGAGGTGAATACGAAGCTATTATGAAAACAGGTATTACTTCTGCTCTTTCACAAGGTGTAGACCTTTCTGGAGACTTTGACTCTATAGCGAGAAATCTTTCACAAAATGCTGGTTCAACCAATATTAGACAACTTTCTGACTTCATGAACAACAATGATTGGGATAGTAATCAAAAACAAATTATTATGCAAGCTATTAGAGCTAGTGAAGAGTTTACCCCTTATAATATAGATCAAACTCTATAAAGAATAATATCTTATATTTGTAAAAATATCATATGGCAACACTTACTGTAACAATTAAAGAAGAATTAGTCCTTAACGGAAAGGATGTAGGGGGTACTAACATACATACCTATGGGGCTACAGAAGTATACCATCGTGTAGTAACCATAACAAATACCGAGAAAACGATATTGTTATTTGGTGCAGCCGTAGAAGGCGGTACTATTAAAGACAATACGCTTGCTTATTTAAGGATTACAAACTTAGACACATCTAACTCTATGAAGCTTAGAATAAGAGATGTAGCACAGGAGTTTATGATTCAAGTAGACGCTGGGAGCTCTTTTATTTTAACGGAAGATAAGCTGGATGCAGATGCTACTGGTAGTGATGAAACTATAACGCTAGCTCAAATAGACAGCATAAAAGCTACTGCTGGAACTAGCACTCAATCAATAGAAATATTTGCAGCATCATGAAGACTATAAGGGCAAATAAATATCAAGGTCTTTTAGACGCACCTAAAATGGACGCAGGGGGTCAAACTAATCCTGTTAGTAAAGGTAGTAGGAGTGTAAAACGGTCAAAGTTAAGAGATATTGAAGATAGACAGATAGCACCTATTGAATCTTTATTAAGGCGTATAGCTATGAAACAAGAATTAAAAGAAGGTGAAAGTAAAGGAGATGCAGAAGCTTCTACAGGAGAGATAGACTTTAGCATGGGATCAGAGGGGGAGTCTTGTAAAGAGGTAGATGGAAAGATAGTTTGTGGGGCTTATGGTTACGATCAGGGAGATGCAGCAGATTCAGCTGCAGGAGAAGATCGTGAGAAGAAATCTATGGCTCTTATATTAGCAGACTTAATTCAGGGCGGAAGAGACGCAAGACAAACAAGCCTTAAGAATAGAATGAAGAGGGTTGGCAAAAGAAGAGAGCTATACTCTAAAGACAAACAAATTGGCATGAGAAACCCAATTGCTAGGGCTAGATACAAATCACTACAAAGAAGGTTGGCTAGATCCGAGGGTCGAGAAGATGCAGGGGAGTCTGGTGGAATGCAGTTAATAAAGGCTTCTTTCTAATTGAAGAAATTTTACTTCAATCCTATAAAAAAAAGAAAAGATCACGTAAAAGAAGCGGAAAAGATTCGACTTAATAAACTTAAAAATGAAATTAGAAGTAATAAGGTTCAACAAAGGAAAGGACTCTACTAACGGTATACTATTTGATATAACTAATGAAAGAAAATTTTTATGCTATACTCTCGAAGATGAGAGCCGCCAAGAAAAAGTTTGGGGAGAGACTTGTATACCTGAAGGAGAGTATCAAGTCAGGTTTAGAGATGTGGGTAGATACCACGCCAAGTACTCTAAAAGATTTGCTGACATACATATGGGCATGCTTGAAGTCTGTGATGTTCCAAATTTTAAGTATATTCTTATTCATTGTGGTAATACTGATGAGGACACTGCGGGATGTTTATTGCTGGGTGATTCGCAAGAGAACAACAACATCAAAGAAAACGGATTCATCGGGCGCTCCACACAAGCCTACTTCAGGGTCTACCCGCCCATCGCCGAAGCGCTCAAAGAAGAAGAAGAAGTAACTATTGTGTATAGAGACTTCTCTACGTCAGTAGTCTTAGATCCATTATCTTTGTAACATGTTAGGATTAGCAAACACAGCATTATCAGGTTCAACACTAGAGGCTTTATATAGTATAACTCTTGACGGTACGGATGATTATATAGACTTAGGAACGGGTATAAATCTCGGTAGTAACGATTTCACTATTTCTCTTTGGGTGAAAACAGCCGACTTCCATTCCAAGTTTTTTATTTCAGAATACGAAGATGCAAATAATAGATGGTATTTCCATACTAATAGTGTAGATCCACCTCAATTACATTTCGTTCAAGTTATAGGTGGCGTGGCACACACTACGTATGTTGATACAAGCGGAAATACAGATTTAGATAGCCTCCAGAACGCTTGGACACATCTTGCTATATCTGCAGATAGAAATGGAAATGTGATAGGTTATGTAAACGGTGTTGCAGGAAGTACTACTTCTGGGCAGGCAACAAGTTTAACCACTGCAGCAAATGCAAGGATAGGAAGATACGCCGTCTCAACTTACAGTGATTTTCAGATTGACGAAGTTTCTATATGGAACGCAGCTCTAACCTCAGGCTCTATACAAGCTATATACAACCAAGGGAGTGCAATAGACGTAGCTTCAGGAGCAAGCATAGACTCTACGTATCTTAGAGGATACTGGAGGATGGGGAATGGAAAGGATGATGATAAAATAAACGGAGTTATTCACGATCAGCATGATCCTGGGTATGGGGCTGATGTAGTTACTGATGGTGATTTTCCAAGCCTTGATAATTGGACTATAATAAATGCAACAGGAGCAAATCAGGTTACTCTTGTTGATGGTACGGCAAAAATAACATATGATCATACTGTGTCAGCAGATGGTTTAGGTGTACGTCAAAGTGGTATACTCGTGGTAGGCAAAACGTATAAGTTAACGATGGATGTTGTTTCTATAAGCGGTGGCGGTGTGAAATATTTCAGTGGCTCAACGGAACATGAGAATTCAATTGGTACTGGTGCTCATGAGTCTTATTTTATTGCCACTGGTGTTGATTTTACTGTATATCGACAAACACCCAGCTCATCTTCAGTTTCAACTTTAGATAACATTGTTATAAAATCACTAAGAGGTATCCCAGGTTTAACTTCTGGCGGGCCAACATTTAGCTCTGACACCCCTTAATAAAAGACTATGACTACATACGTAATACTAAATACAACAGAGGTAAAGGATGAAGATGGTGAAGTCCTTATAGATTTTTCTCAGCTATCTAACCGTAATGCTGATATGTTACGCTACAGTAAAGACGGTAGTAAAGCCTTAGTTAAGTACAAGGGAGATCAACCATCGTTTTTAGATGGTAAGACAACGTATACACACGCAGAGATAATGGTTGTGTTAAGAGATACTGACGGAGATTGGCACGCAGAGGCTGAAGACTAACCTTCTAAATCTTTATAAAACCGTTGAACAAAAAGCCTAGCTTTTTGAGTTAAAGCATATCTCACTCTGTAATTATATTTAGTTTCATCTCTAAATAAATGGTCTTCATATGTGTCTGAAGGTGTTAATTTATCAAAGTGTTTATATATGTATCCAATTTTCATTAATGGGTACACATATCTTTTTCCCATATTAGATCGGCTTGATTCAAAGTCTTTGCTAGCGTAATCTAAAGTAAAAAATTGCAGGTCGTATGCCCATAGCATAAACTCTATTTTAGAAAAATCCATTTCTAGTTTTTCCGAATACTTATTTTTTAAAACTTTTAAGTTTTTAAGATAGTTGTTATTAATATATATCTTATCTTGTTTAGCGAAGTCTCTAAATAAGATTTTTTTTGATATCTTACTTTTAGGCATTTGTATTAAATTTGTATTAAAGCAAAACTATGACAAAAGATTTCGAATTCTTACTTCATATGCAAAGACTTATGTTTGAAGCAGAAGCTTTGGCAAAGCAATATGACGTAGAAGATAGATTTATTTCAATTATGTTTGCTGGATTAATTGACCCTTTACATGGTAATATATCAAAACTTAATGCAATGTATAGTTATAACATACAAGATGTTGATGAATTAATGGAGATACAAGATTTTATATTTCATACATACAATGTTGACGAAAAAGATGAATTAGACAATAGAGATCTAGGTAATTTACTAGATGGAACAGGAATAGAACTAGAATAAAATGGAAGGAGTTATCAGAAAAATTATTATTGGAAAAGATCCAAAAGACGCTATGGCCTATTATATAGGAATGAGAGCTGGAAGAGGGGAGGTTAGCGCAATAGTACGTGACGAGAAACATCTTCACAGATATGGCAAAAATAGATATTTGGTATATTTACAAGATGATAACGATAATTCTCAAGCGTTATGGAAAAGTGTGGATGACATGCCATGCATGTTAGAATTTGATTGCAACTTTTAAAATGGTAAGAACAGAACTATATACATCTGGAGGTGAATTTAACCTTCCTAATGGAAAAGAATATATTGGGGCATATCATGTTCACTTTGATAAAGGTGCTATGGTAGGAGGGTTTCATAAAGTAAAAGCTCACGACAGATTAAAACCTATGAATAGAGCTGCAGAACAATTGGTTCAATCAATAATGAAAAATCTTCAAACAGAAAGAATGCAAGAAATTGCAATAAAGTCTTTATCTAGCGGCACATCTTCAAGGTCAAGCTCTAGTGGATCAGGAAGCTCAGGAGGTTCAGGAGGTTATTAATGAAAACAATTAAAAGTAAAGGGTTTGGAGACACAATAGCTAAATTCACAAAAGCTACAGGATTAAACAAGCTAACACCAAAAGATTGCGGTTGCAATCAAAGGCAAGAAAAATTAAATAAAATATTTCCTTATAAAAAATGAAAACATTAAATCTATTTATTGTTGAGTTAAAAAAAATTATTAAAGATACAATTACTACAGAAAGCGGTTTTGAGCTATATGTAGATTCTAAATTTGAAGGCGGTGAGTTTGAACATAGAATTACTGAAGGTCCTGTTGTCTGTGCTCCCTTAAAATACAATACTGGGGTAAAAAAAGGTGATACTATATACTTTCACCACTTAGTAGTAGTTAATGATGGTCAAGCTTTAACAGGCGTAGACGATCATTATTTAATATACTATGATGACAAAAACACAATTAATAATCAGGCAATAGCTTATAAGTGTAAGGATACTGGAGAAATAAAACCTTTAGCTGGATGGTCTTTACTAGAGCCTGTAGAAGAAGAAAAGAAAGTAGAATCTGAATTAATAGAACTTGTGTCTCTTAAAGAAAAATTACCTACTACAGGTAAGGTTGCATTTGATGCTCCTTGGTTAAAAGAAATGAATATTTCATCAGGAGATATTGTAGGGTTTCAAGAAAATAGAGATTACCGTATAAAAATAGATGGAAAGGAATATTATCGCACTCGTGCAGAAGACTTAATGTATAAATTAAATTAAAATGTTTGATAAAATAGAATTATGGGAAGAGCTTGAAAGCAATGAATGCCTTTTAGCTGATGGATTAAACGATGCTGTAGTTGGTATAAGCTATGGAGTAGAACCTAAAACAGTATATAGTGTTCATAAAATAATTGAAATACTTATGGAAGACGGTATGGAATGGGAAGAAGCAATCGAACATTTTTCTTACAATATAGGTGGGGCTTATGTAGGTGAAAAAACACCAATCTTTATTTATGATTTAGATGAGCAGGAGTAAGTTTACTACCATATCTGCCTCTCAAAGGCTTATGAAAAGTATGGAGGAAGCTATAGATAACATGATAGAAGAAATCAAAAAACCTGTTGATCCTGAAATCAATGGTAGCGCAAGAAAAGCTGAACTTCAGTCTATTAAACAAACAGCTACCGACTGTAAGGAGTTAATTATAGAAAGGCAACGTTTAGAACAGATGGTTAAAGATCTAAAAACAAGTGGGGAAATAGGGGATACAAAAGATTATACTGGAGGGTTTGCAGAAAGATTTTCTAAGTAATGGCATACAAAGACCCTAAAGATCAAGCAGCTGCATCAAAACGTCATTATGAAGCTAATAAAGAAAAGATTATAAAGAGGTCTAAAAAAAGAAATATTAGACAAAGAGATAAAAATAGGCTTTATGTAGAAAACATAAAAAAACAATCAGGTTGTGTTGACTGTGGAGAGTCAAATCATCTTGTTTTAGATTTCGATCATATAGAAGACAATAAATATAAATGCATATCTAATATGGTTTATGAATCTTACAGTATAAAAACCATACAAAAAGAAATAGATAAGTGTGAAGTAAGGTGCTCTAACTGTCATAGAATAATTACACATAATAGAAGAAATAATAATAGTAACTTGCAAGAGTTATGAGAGCTATAAAAAAGAAAAGAAATTATAAGAAGGAGTATAAAAAATTCCAATCTTCATCTAAGTCAAAGAAGAATCGTGCTGCAAGAAATAAGAGAAGAAGATATGCTGTCAAAAAAGGTAAAGTAAAAAAAGGTGATGGGAAAGATATTCACCATATAGGAAGTAAAACTAGAATAGAATCTAAATCTAAAAATAGAGGTAGAAAAGAAAAGTCAAGATTAAAAGGATCTAAACGTAAATAAAATTTAATATGTATTTAATTAAAAAAATGAGATGGCTATTCATTATAGCTTTTTGGTGTGTAGTTATTTCTATGCTTTCTTCTTGTTCTTTGCAGAATCAACATAGAAGATCTCAATCTAACGATTATAGCCAATGCTGGTGTATTGACCCGTGGGTTGGAGCTGCTGAATGGTGTTGTCCTGGTAAAGAGCCAAAATATATGGCTCCTTATAAGCATAAGAAAGGTTATACTAAAGCGTCATTCTAATGGCTGATTTTAAATGTGAGTGTAACAATAAGGTTGTAAGTAAATCTTCAGTTACGATAAGATACATTGAAGGTTACGGAGTGATACCTGATGTAAAATGTGAAAGTTGCGGAGAATATATGACTTCAATTACAAAAGAAAGAAATTACACAAAAGATGGAGTTGCTTCTCTTGGTAGGATGAATAGGAACGGTAGCAGCTATTGATGTCTGTATTACTAAACATAAAAGAATATGAAGAACCTGCTGTTAAGATTTGTCCCAACGGTACGGAAGGTGAGCTTATCGAACTCGGTGGGTTACTCATTTGTCTTCCGAAAAGGCCGCCGAAGAAAGAAATTTTCGGATATAAAGAATCAGACTCTATGCAAATGTGGAGAAGGTTATCTATGCCGACGGAATTGTCTCGTATTCGTTCTATGGATGAGTGGGCAGAAATGCCAAGGGAGTTTAGAGAGAGGTTTCGTCCATATGTCGAGGAAGAGTTTAGGCGTAGGCGTGAGGGTTTTTGGTTTTATAACAACGGTGCAGCTACATATATTACGGGGAGGCATTACATGATGCTACAATGGACTAAGCTAGATATTGGCTATCCATATTATTTAAATTTTCAACGTGAAATATTTTTACACATGGCTGCTTGTGAGGCTGACCCTCGTTGTATCGGTCAGCTTTACACTAAGTGTCGTCGCTCTGGGTATACCAATATATGCTCTGCCGTACTTGTTGATGAGGCTACACAAGTTAAAGACAAGCTTATGGGGATACAGTCTAAGACTGGTAAGGATGCACAAGAAAACATATTTATGAAAAAGGTTGTTTTTATGTTTAGGAACTACCCTTTCTTCTTTAAACCTATTCAAGATGGTACAACTAACCCACGTATGGAGTTAGCATTTAGAGAGCCATCAAAGCGTATTACCAAGAAAAACAAAACAGCTCAAACTGGTGAAGCGCTTAATACAGTGATTAATTGGAAAAACACAACTAATAATGCATATGATGGTGAGAAGCTGCACATATTATATTTAGACGAAGCAGGAAAATGGGAAAAACCAACAGACATAAGAGACGCTTGGAGGATACAGAGGACCTGTTTGATCGTCGGAAGAAAAATCGTGGGAAAGGCTCTAGTGGGAAGCACAGTAAACCCTATGTCAAAAGGCGGAAAAGAATACAAGAGTTTATGGGAGGATTCGAATCCTTCGGAGAGGAACAAGAATGGGAGGACTAAAACTGGGTTATACAGATTGTTTATATCAGCAGAGCAGTCTCTTGAAGGCTTCTTTGATTTATATGGGAATCCAGTTTCTGAAGATCCAGAAAATCCTATAGAAGGTATAGATGGTGAAGATATAGTTATTGGCTCTAGAACATACCTTAAGAATGAACGATCTTCTCTAAAAGATAATGCTTCTGAAATGAATGAGGTTATACGTCAATTTCCTTTTACTTCAGACGAAGCATTTAGAGACAGTATAGAAGGAAGCGTATTTAATATTGGAAAGATATACGAACAAATAGAATATAACGATGAGCTTTTTCCAAACCCTGTAGTTACTGGTAACTTTATATGGAAAGGAGGTAATCAAGATACCGAGGTTGTGTTTAGTCCAGATCCAAACGGCAGATTTAAAATATCCTGGATGCCACCTGTAGATTTAAGAAACAAAAAAGCAGCTATAAGAGGCAAAAAAATAGCCCCTAACTCTCATATGGGTTGCGGAGGAGTTGACTCTTATGATCTTGATGCTACTGTAGACGGCAGAGGCTCTAAAGGAGCATTACATTTATATAATAAATTTCACATGGAGCACCCTTCTAATATGTTTGTATTAGAATATGCCTCTCGCCCTCCTCTTGCAAAAATATTTTATGAAGACGTACTTATGGCTGCTGTGTTTTATGGGTATCCTATCTTAATTGAGAACAATAAGTACGGCATCGCAAGATACTTTGAATCAAGGGGTTACGACGGATACCTAATGGACAGACCTAAACACTTAAAAACTGGTACGGCTAAAGTTAAAGTAAAAACAAAAGGGATCCCTTCAAACTCTCAAGATATAATTCAAGCTCATGCTCACGCTATAGAGTCTTACATACACGAACATGTTGGGGTAAATCATGAGGCCAATAAAGTTGGTAATATGTATTTTAATAAAACTCTTGAAGATTGGATAGGTTACAAAATTGATAATAGAACTAAGTTTGACCTTACTATTAGTTCTGGTTTAGCTTTACTTGCTGCTCAAAAGGTTAAAAAGAAAAAAGTTAGCAGCTTTGATGAAAGGAAGTTTTTTAGGCGATACAAAGTCGTCGGCTAATTTCCTATATTTGCAATATATACTCCAACGTTAATGAAACAATATAGCGGTAAAAAAAATTTCCCAGACCCACTTGCTCCCCAAGAACAGAAGGAGAGTAAAGAATATGGTCTAAGATATGCTAAGGCTATCGAGTCTCAGTGGGGGAAAAAGTCTGAAAACTCATCTTTATTTTCAAAAAGATATACGCTGTTTGAAAGAAACAAGGAGTACGCTAATGGCGTTCAAGATACTTCAATCTATAAAAGATTATTAAACGTACAAGACCCTAATGCAGGGGATGGTAGTTTAATGAATATTGACTATACTCCTGTTCCTATACTACCTAAGTTTGTTAGAATTGTAGTAAATAAAATATTAGGGAGAAATCTTTATCCAAATTTAGAAGCAATCGATCCTTTGTCTTCTTCAGAAAAAAATAGGGATAAAAAAAGAATTGAGATTCAGGTTGCTTTAAGGAAGCAGCTAATGGCTTTTAAAGAAAAAACAGGCGCAACTATTGGTATGGATCCAGAAATGATTCCAGATAGCGAAGCTGAAGCAGAAATATTTATTGGAGAGAATGTAAAAAGCGATGCTGAAATAGCAGCTCAAGTTGCTACTGATATGACATTGTCTTGGAATAATTTTGACGATAATATATTTAGAAGGTGTGTAAACGATTTAGCTACAAATGGAATGGCTGTAGTTAAAAGATCAAATGATCCTAATTACGGAATTAAAACTCATTATGTAGAACCTAAAGATTTTATTCATAGCGAAACTAATGATCCAAGTTTTGAGGATATAACCTACGGAGGGCATATTAAGAGTATGCCTATTCAGGAATTAAAAAGAATAGCTAGTGGGGAGTTAGAAGAAGAAGATTTTGAAAAAATAGCTAAGAAAACTTCTGGTAGATCATCTAATGGTCGCACTTATGATAACAATTTAGGGAAAAACGTATATGACTACGATGAGTATTCAGTTGATGTACTAGAATTTGAATTCTTGTCTACTGACTGCATGCATTTTGAGGAGAAGGAGAATAGATTCGGCAATAGAAACTTTTTCTATGAAGGCTTCGATTATAAAGAAAAGGCTGGTAGTGTTTTTGAGAGAAAGCCACATAAAATGGAGATTGTAAATGTTTACAAAGGCTATTACATTGTAGGCACAGATTATTTGTTTGGATACGGTAGAATGCATAATGTGCCTAAAAACATATACGATATAAGTAAAGCAAGACTTTCGTATTCTGTTGTTGCAACAAACCTTACCGATATGATGCCAAAATCTATGGTTAATAGCTGTATAGGTTTTGCTGACATGTTACAATTAACCCACTTAAAAATCCAACAAGCTATTGCTAAGGCAAAGCCAGATGGACTTATCATTGATATTGAAGGGTTAGAAAATGTTCAGCTTGGAAAATCAGGTGAATTGCAACCATTAGATTTGCACGATATATATGAGCAAACTGGTGTATTCTATTACAGAAGTAAAAATCCTGAAGGTGGATTCCAAAACCCGCCAATTCGTGAGATAGGTAATAGCATTAGAAATATTAATGAGCTTATTGGCCTGTACAATCATTATCTAAGAATGATACGTGATACTACGGGAATTAATGAAGTTGTTGATGCTAGCACGCCAAAATCAGAAGCTTTAGTAGGAGTGAGAGAGCAAGCTATTGCGGCATCTAATAACGCAACTTATGATGTAACAAACGCATCTATGATTCTTTACAAGAATGTTTGTAATGATATAGTTAAGTGCATGCAAATACTACCAGAAGAATCTGTTATTATGGATGTGTATAAAAATGCAATTGGCGAAACAAACATGAGTGTTCTTTCTAGTTTTGCTAGATTACCTATGTATAATTTTGGAGTTCAGGTTCAAAGAGATATGGATGATAAAGACCAGGCTTATTTAGAGCAGGCCATTCAAATTTCTCTTCAACAAAAAGAAATAGATCTTGAAGATGCTATGGCTATTCGAGAGCTTAAGGATGTAAACCAGGCTGAAAGACTTCTTATAGTTAGAAGAAAAAAGAAGATGCAGCAAGCTCAGGCGATGATGATGCAACAACAGCAAATGCAAGCTCAGATGGCGCAGCAGGCTAAAGCTACTGAACTCCAGATGGAAGGTCAGAAGATGCAAGCTGAAGCTCAAATAGAAGCTCAGAAAATGCAACTTAAAGCACAAATAGACGCACAACTATCTTCAATGAGGCATGAGTTTAATAAAGAAATTGAAACTATAAGAGCTAAGGCTACTTTAGGATTCAAAGAAACTGATGAAGAATTTAAAGAAAAACTTGAAGTCCTTAAAGAAGACAGAAAGGATGATAGAGTAGAAAAACAAGCTGTACAACAATCTAAACTTATTTCTCAAAGGAAAGGAAATAGAACTGAATTACAGCAAGGTGGTGAAAATCCAATGAGACAAATGTTAATGAATATGCAAAATGGCCAGTAAAGTAAATTTAGACGTATCGGAAGTTTTAGACATCACTTGCCGTCAAGGAGATACATTTAGCCTAACCCTAACCCTAAAGGATTCTTCAGGGGCAGGCCTTACCTTGTCTACTTCAAATTATGCATTTGTCATGCAAGTATGGCCATCTAATAAAAGAGGATCTAATCCTTTAATAGCCACTACAGAAAAAGGTTTAAAAGGAAGAAATTTAAAAACAACAGAAATTCCAGGAGGTGCTTATTTTGAGCCTTTCGTTGTTGATGATAATGGTAATGTAACTATTACGGCTACGGCAGCTACTATGAGGAATGTGCCTTCAGGAAGGCATTTGTATGATCTTCAATATATTTTACCTACAACATCTGGAGTTGATACTCACACTACTGTTCTTCGTGGTTCTTTTGTTATTAATGAAGATGTAACTAAGACAAACAGGAAGTAATGAGCGTGAGTACAACAACTTCTCAGGGTAACACTGTAGATGTTTCAGTATCTGGCGGCAATACGGTAAGCTTAACTCAATCATCAACCAGTATAAGTGTATCTACTCCAGCTACATCTAATATTGTTGTTACGGAAAAAGGCCCAAAAGGATTAACTGGAGCTACAGGAGCTACAGGAGCTACAGGAGCTACAGGA